GCTGTCAAATCTTGGCCGTGATTGAGGTTTAGGCTCAATGTTTAGGGTCAATTTCATTCAAGAGCCCCCTTAAATCCTGCCATCTCAAAGAGATTTTCTCTGTTTTCATTTACGAACTCAAAGAATTTCTTAACCTCTTGTAGCGTCTTGATGTTACTCTTGACTCGTGTTAATGAGGTGAAAAATACATCATTTTTGGGAATTGCCTGAACTTTGCACTTGTAGACTGGTTCAAAAAGATCACCATTCTCATCTAGTGTGGGTGCGGCGTCTTTGTTATCAAAGCTAATGCTCATATCATAATTTAGGGTCGTAACGACCTCTATTTTTTGTTTCTCAATGATGATAGCAATATTTTCTGTCACATTGATTTTACTTGCCATGTTCTTTCTCCTGTAAAAATTCATTGTAAACCTTAGTGAAAATCTCTATTACTAGGTTTTGTGGAATGTTCGACCGTTCGTTGTATGACTTAGAGAATTTTCCCCATTCAATTTCTTGCTTGATAATGTCATTTTTAAGACCTAAATCAAGATTACTAGCAAACTTTGTAGGTTTCTGCAAAGGGTAGTCATAATTGTTATAGCGTGTGAGGTTGAGATGTGGGAGCTTGAAATCCATGACATCCTCAATATATTTCCACAATCGTCCGCTTGCTGGGTTCTCTATGATGAAATATTTAGGGTTATACCGCTTGATGATCTCAATGGTATTGAAAGCACAAAGTTCCCCATTTACCCTTTTCATAAATTGACGATCATACTGATAATTTATATAGGCTTTCTCGTAGTCAGAGGCGTTCCTGATAGTAAACATACTAGGCTCCCTTTGTGGAGTAAAGAGGCTATCTGAGAGGTCTTCTTGTTTCCAGCAAGCGTTACCCTCGCACATAGCACTAGCATTACTCCAACTTTCACATGGTGGGCTAGCTATTATCAAATCAGGTTTTGGCAACTTGTCAAGTTCATCAAAAAGTGTGTTGTCTCCAAACAAGCGCCCATAGTCAGCAAGGTTCAAATTTATAAAATGATCATTCTTGTTTTCTATATCTATTCCGATTGGATAGATGTCAATGTTCGCCCCCCCCGAACTATTCAGAGCTTTAACGCCTTTTGTATAGCTACCATTCCCACTGTCAAACAATGCCCAAACAGTCATTTTTTTGTCTGACATCAATACCTCCTAAAACGGTAAACCGTCAGCTGGGAGGTCAAATGGGTTAGGATCGGCAAAAGGTGAGTTGTTTCCATTTTGGAAACTGTTGCCTTGCCCTTGAGACTGCTGACTGTTGCGACTTTCTATCAGAGCGACGCTCTCAGCGACTACTTCGGTCACATATCGACGCTGACCGTCTTTCTCGTAACTCCTGACTTGTATGCGTCCAATGATCCCGATAAGTGAGCCCTTGCTGCAATACTGAGCAATGATGTCCGCTGTACCTCTCCACGCTTGGAAATTTATAAAATCAGCCTCACGGTCTCCATTTTCATTCTTGAAATTGCGATTGACAGCAAGTGTGCCCTGCAAGCTAGATATATTATTAGGCGTTTTTCGTAGATCAGGAGGCGCTACAAGCCTCCCAACCAATGTGACGTTATTGATCATCTGTTTTGTCCTCTCTAGCGCTACGCTCTCCCAAGAGATAGCCTAAAAACATCCATAGGATAGCCATCCCAATCTCTTTGATAAAATCATTCATTTTCTTTCCTCTCCTCTCCTGGATTGTGCCACCACTCTAACAGTTCGTCATGATGGGCGATCAGGTACTCGTCAAAGTCTTCAAATTGACGGATGGCCCATTTTAAGCGTTGGGTATCTTCTCCACGTCGTGAGCAGTACCCACTCACTTTAAAAATTGGAGTAATCTCACTCACAATGCGAGGGCTCAGATCATCAATATTTATAGTTTTGTAATTTTTAATTTCAAAATCTAAGATAAACTCATCCCCTAGGTTGTGGATAACCTGCAATCTCTTGCCGTCCGAGTAGATGGCTACGCTGTCAGATACTTTTCTGATGTCCATTCTTATCTCCCCATAGACTCTGGAGATACATCCCAAGATTTTTCTATCTCCAGTTTTCTTTTTTCGCCATACAAAGTCGCTAATAGGTTTTCTATTTTTCCTATCAACTCATCAGGTACTCCGTACTCAGCCAATTCTTCTGAAATTTTTTCAATTTCTGTCATATCTACCACCCACATTGATCATTGAGTTCAGCCTGAGTCAGTGGCTCAATACGTTGATAACCGCTGACTTGATAGTTCTTTTTAAAATCAAATCCAAGTTGACTTAGACCAGCCTTGAAACGGTCTTTTTCGGCTGTGTCTACAAAATACACTTCCAAAGTCATTTTTTGGCTATATCGTTTCAGGTCGTTTTCAGCCCCTCTGAGAGCGTTGGGCTCATTTTGGGGGATTTGCTCACTGTCCAAGATTTCGCCTGTCTCTGGGTCAAATTTTGGGGTCTCTGTTGATTTTGGAGCCTGTTCTTGCTGTTTGGATTGTTGAGCTGCTAAAAGCTCCTGATTAGCTCGCTCTGCTCGTTCTTGAGCTTGTCTGAGCTCTTCCTTTTGCTTTTCAAATTTATAGTCAGCTTTGATTTGTTCAAAGACCTCAGCAAGAGTCAAGTCTTTCAGCTGTCTAATGTAAGGCGAGTCAGTCATACCATACTCAGCACAGAGTCCTGAAATAGCTGACTTAGCCTTTTCAAATTCTTGCTGTTTCTGATACTCAAATGTGACCATGTCATCAAGTGACTTCATAGTAGCTTTTTCAAGTGTCACGCCGTCTGCCATAAAATCACTAGCCTTGACATACTCAAGGGCCTTTTCATCAAAGAGACGAGGGTCCAGCATGTACTCAGCCGATTTGTTGGCTAGGTATCCTTTGACTGTGTCAATTCTGACAGCCTTTTGATGATCTTCAAACTCTTTGACATCACTAGCAATTTTGGTGATGATGTCTTTTAGAGGTTGGATGGCACTCTTGACATACTTGTCAAATTCGTCAGCTGGTTCAGATAAGACTTTCTTATTCCTGATCCGTTCATCAGAAACCTGTTTGTCTAGTTTGCGTAGATCTGCAAGTGTCTGCTTGTCGTCCTTGATGGTTGCAGCTGTAACCGTGTAATTTTGATACTTGGCTACAACCTCATTGATATTCTGTTCAAATTTCTCACGGTCAACGATTTCAACCTGTGCCTGTGTTACTTTTACCTGTAATTCTTGCATGTTGTCCTCCTAAAATTCAAGCTCACCGTCTAGCAATTCGCCCTGGATTGGCTCCTCAGTTTGAGCAGGTTCAGGATCTGTGTTAGCTTGCTCTTTGTTAAATTGCTCAATCTGAGCCATCTTGCGTGCAATTACATCCTCTTTGCTCTCTTGAGGTGTCACATCCTTGATACGGTCAAATGTTTCTCCACCGTCGTCCTCTGTGTACATATTCCCCAAATCCTCAGGAAAAGCCTCTCTAAGAGCGTTTACTAGGGCTGTTTTTCTGATCATAGTAGCTGGCATGCTGTTCCAGGTGCTTTGTTTCTTGTTGTATTCTTCAAGAGATACCTGAATTTCTACAGGTACTTTGAAATTTTTGCGATAGACTCTAGCCCAACCGCCTACCAAAGTATCACCTGGTAGCATAAGAGCCCCTTTGCGTTCGTGCATAACGCCATCTTTATCTACAGCAACCACGCCAGCCTCAAATCCCTCATAGTTTTTACTCTGGGCTGCACGTTTCAAGAAAGCCTCTTTAGAGACAATCAAGCTGAATTCTGTCCCTCCATTGCGGTTTTTATAGGCTACAATGTAGACCTCATTAGCTAAAGGGTTTAGGTTACGCCCTTTAATAAGCGACAAAGCTTGTCCCACCTGTTTCTCAGTAAGTAAATTCTGAGGATCAAAGTAACGTTTGATGTCTTCAAATGTCCAGTCAAGGGCATTGACAGAAATGTCACGTTTAGCCTGTTGTGTTGATAATTGATTATTAGTCATTTTCTTCTACCTCTGTTGTGTTTTAAGTTCCAATTTTCACGCTTTAAATAGTGCTCTCTATTCATAGGCTAACAATCTCCTACATAGATCCACTGACCAGCTCTAAACTCCCAATCAGCTGGGTCACGTTCTTCCATTGGTTCAGGAGGTTGCAAGTAATCACGGTCATAGTCAAAGGTGCCAAATAGTCCTCTGTCCATGTGCTGCCTCCTACCCTGCCATGTCTTGATAGACATCAATTAGGCGCTGTTGCATTGCGACTGTGTCAGCGTACTGTCTACGACTACGTCCAAGCTCCATGTTTTCCTCAGAGAGCTCTTTTAGTAGGTCATTTTGTTGCTTGATGATGGCTTTAAGCCGTTTGTTTTCAGTTTGGAGGGTTCTGACTTCAATTAGATTGCTGTTTGATTTTGATTGCCCATCACCCCAAAGGTCATCTAGTCCAAAAAATTCTTTTAGTTTTGCTAACATTATTCTTCCTCCTCGTCATCATTTTCTGCCAGGTTCTTCTCAATAGCCTCTTTTGAACTCATGCCATTCAATACATCCATGATGACATGTGAGACATCATGGATAGCCTTTAGTGAGCTTTCTAGTTCATCATCTCCCCCTAAGATATCCAAAACAAACAATCCACCCAAGGATAATTCATGTAATTCCTTTTGTAGCTGTTCAATGCGTTCAATTTTTTCTTGTTGTGCTTTGATAATTTTGTCTTTGTCAATCATGATTTTTCTCCTGTGGATAACTCAGTTATCCTTTTCTTTATTTAGATTAGTAGTAGTTTGTTGTAAAGTTAGTAATTATTACTAAATTAGTGCCGTAAGGCTTAGATTATTGTATAGTTAGTACTTGTTATATAGTTAGTACTTATTAGACGGCAATTTTTAACATGGCAATTTTTAACATGGCAATTTTTAACATGGCAATTTTTAACATGGCAAAATCTTCCAAGTGTAAAATAGTCATATCTAGTTGCCTGTGGATAACTCCTTTGTCAGGTTTTCCTTTAAGTAAGTTTTATAGCTCTCTGACATGGGGCAGTCTGAGAAAAATCTCCTAAATTCTGTCCCATTCCCTCTACCGTGACTAATTCTCACAGATAACAAGTATCCACACTGCTCTAGTATCTTGAAATGTCTGTCCACTGTCCGCCTGCTGATATTCAACCGCCTAGCAATTTCCTCAGGGTATACAACCCAGTCAGGCTTATTGGTTAAAATTACCGTCAAAATGCCTATTGTTGCTGGCTCAAGCCTGCTGTCTTGGGTGAAAGCGTTATTTAACGCTGTATAGTTCTCATGAGTGTTCCTGATTATGTACTGCATACCTCATATTTGAGCCCCTTTCTGTAACTCTTACTTGTGCATTCCTAAAATGATGTCATAGTAGGAATGACTAGCAGGGATGACATATCCTGTCAGATCGTCAACTTGAGAACCATCTGCCATGATGTTTACAATCCGTGGCTCCCATTCCTTTTTTACTGTTTTCATGATATAATTACCTCGTAAATGTTTTACTGAGTCCCTCAATGGAATTGCCGTTCCAGAGGGGCTTTTTTGCTATAATTGACTTATCCTAAACGAAAGGAGGATAAGCGTATGAATGACTTTGAAAGCCTAAAGAAAGCTAGCTATCAACTGATTACTGAGTATATTGAGAAAAACTCAGCTGATGTTGCAACTAGTGCTGTCATTGATGTTGTTGAAAAATTATTAGCAGCTAAAGATATGCAAGTAGAGAAACTTGCTACCGAAAAAGCAACTAAAATTCTCAACAAAATGCTTGACAAAGCCGCTGAATAGCTCCACATAATTCCTGCTCAGATTTTTCTTGCTTTTTTTGAGTTTTGTCAATAAATTCTGAGTAATCAATCTCAAAAGCCTTGACTATTTCCGTAGTTGAGGCTTTTATCTTGCCACTAAATGGATACCGTTTAGGTCTCATATTATTTCCTTTCTATCCTGTCAGGTATTCCTGATTAAGAAACTTGTTGATAAAGTACTGTTGGCCCTTACCAGTGACAAGTGGTGTCTTGCTAACTGTGATGTGGCCGTCAGCGTGTGTGATACTGGTTTCTTTGACTCTGATGAGCCCCATCTCTACGCTCTTTTGTGTAGGCATGTTCCAGTCACGCCCATTGCGCTTGATGAGATATCCATGAGCTCTGAGCCAATTAAATAAGCGATTAGCTCCCATGTCTACCCCATTCTGCTTGAGTAGTTTAGCAAGCTCTCCAACTAGGATGGATGTGTGACTAGCACTGACTGCCTCAGCAAAGAGTACTTTAGGACGGTCAGCCTCAATCTGAGCCTCCAGCTTGTGGACTTTCTGATCAGCCATGAGTAAGGCCCTTGCCATGATTTTCTCAGGGCTATTAAAGTCTTTCTCTACTTGGATAAAGTATTGTCGGACCTCTGCTCCTTTAATCGTCCTAGACATCATTGCCAACTGCTTGGCCATATCTAAAGTTAGAGCATAATCTTGTAGAGGTTTGATAGCACCGTTATTTACAACCGTACCCGTTTGGACACTTGTAAAATCTTCATTCTCTATAAATAATTTAGAGTTTGCCTCAAACCAAGCGCTAAATCTTTTCTTGACCTCTAGTGTCTGATGTAATTGCCTAGCTGATACAATGGGCTCCTGCTTTTCATTAAGCGTTACATTGATGAGTTCGTTCATATTTGCTCCTTTCTACATCGCTTGCTCAAGATACTTGAACAAGGTTTGTAAAAAAATATGCGGGAATATCGTTTAAGTCAAGATCTAACAAATCTATAGCTCGTTCCATTTCTTCGTCTCTCCAACCCACTTTGTTATTGAGTTTCAGCGATAAAGAGCGCTCTGATAAGCCTAAAGCAATAGCAAAATTATATTGTGTTCCGTACTTTTCGACGATTTTCCCAGACAACTTTGAAAAATCTTTAGTCATTGCATTTCCTCCTGTTTATCTTTTGCTCAAATATTTTGAACAAATTCATTCTAACTCATCTTTTAACTTTTGTCAACCAAAAATTCAAGTTTTTTGAATTTTTTTCTTGAATTTTTGTTCAAGATACTTTATAATGAAATTATGGAATTATGAAATTATTAAATTCAATAAGGAGGCAGTCGATGGAGCGTAGTAGTACATCAGCAAGGCTCAGACAACTAATGTCTGAAACAGGTCTAAGACAAGTAGATATTTTAGATAAATCCAAACCGTTCCAAAAACAATTAGGTGTAAAGATGGGAAGAAGTGCCCTATCTCAATATGTAACGGGAAAATCTAAACCAGATGATAAAAAACTATATCTTCTATCTAAAACTCTTGGCGTTAGCGAAGCTTGGCTTATGGGCTATGATGTTGAGAAAAAACGTGTACCAGATAATGAACGTAACTCAACATCAAATGAAAAACCTGAAATCCTAACCATCTACAACCAACTAGAAGAACCTAGGCAAGAGAAGGTCCTCGACTTTGCCAATGCTCAACTTGATGAGCAGGAAAGTTCTAAGGTTGCTTCTATCTTCGAGAAGGTAAGCAATGAAGATTATATCATTGACTACGTCGAGGGACTGGTCGCTGCAGGTCATGGAACATTTCAGGAAGATAATCTGCACATGGAAGTCAAGCTCAGAGCTGAAGATGTGCCAGAGGAGTATGACACTATTGCTAAAGTAGCTGGCGACTCAATGGAGCCACTTATAGAAGATAATGATCTATTATTTATCAGAGTAGCTAGTCAAATTGATGTCAACTCAATCGGTATCTTCCAGGTAAACGGGAAAAACTTTGTTAAAAAACTTAAGAGAGATTATGATGGACGCTGGTACTTGCAAAGTCTAAATAATAGCTACGAGGAAATACCACTCACAGAAAATGATGACATCCGTACAATAGGTGAAGTCGTTGAAATCTATAAACCATAAAAAAGGAGAAAACATAATGAAAAAATTAAAATTATTTGTAGGGGGCTTTCTAGTCCTAGCTGTACTTGGGTTCATTCTACAAGCGTTAGGACTAGCGCCTAAGACAGAAATACCTGAAACACCTAAGGTTACTACTCAGGCCTCAACAAGTGAGGTTAAAGAGGAGAAAAAAGACACTACAGAGACCACAGAGGTAAGTTCTAAAACTAATGATAAACTGCCACGGATTTCAGCAGATCAGATGGCTAGTTTCATTGAATACTTTAAGCAAGATTTGACTGATAAAGGGGTTGATATTTCTACATATACTTTTTATAACAAAGACACTATCTTATATGTAAAGGTTCCAAATGATTATAAATACTACTCTAAGACTGACCTGCAAGCATTCGCTGATGGTTTGAAAGCAAAAGAGCATGAGGCTTTTAATGTTTGGGCTGGTATCAATGGAGTTGATTTTAATTTATATCCAATGCTACACATCAAAACGGATGATGGTGACTCACTTGTCTCTCAAAAATTAGGTGGAGATATGGAAGTGAAAATTAAATAAAAAAAGACCTCACGCTCACAAAGTTTGGCGACTCTGAGCGTGAGGCGTGTGACAGGAAAAGATTGTCATGGAGATAACCTCTCATGATGTCTTTTCTTGTACCTATTTTATCAAAAAGGGGGTACAAAATCAATGAAATCAACAAATAAGGTGGCAATATATGTCAGAGTATCCACTACCTCACAGGTTGAGGAGGGGTACTCGATAGAGGAGCAGATAGACAAATTAGAGTCCTACTGTAAAATTAAGGACTGGACAGTTTACAAAGTATATACTGATGGAGGTTTCTCAGGATCCAATACTGAAAGACCAGCACTAGAGAAACTTATCAAAGACGCTAACAAGAAAAAATT